GCTGCTTCTGGCTCAGATGACACTAAAATAGCGACTACTGCCTTTGTACAACAAGAAATTGCTACACTGAAAGCCCTATTATACGCATATAATCAATCTTAAGGATTATAAATAGTGAGATAAATATAATCTTACATAGGGGTTCACATGGCTTTATCAACACGACAAGGACTCATTGATTACTGTCTTAGAAGACTCGGTCATCCAGTCATAGAGATAAATGTCGATGACGATCAGATAAGTGACCGAGTAGACGATGGGTTACAATTCTTTCAAGAGTATCATTTTGATGGCACAGAAAGAACATATGTAAAACATCAAATTACTGGTTCTACTATTACATTAACTACATCTGTCGGTACTAATTTTATTGTTGGTGAAACAATTACTGGTGGCACCTCTTCTGCAACGGCAGAAGTTAAACAGACTACCGCTACAACTGTTGTAATAGAAAAACCAGATCCAAACACAGGAGTCTTTGAAGCGGCTGAAACTATTACTGGTACTGATAGTGGAACCACCGCTACTGTTCAGTCATATTCTGCTGGAAATATAGAAAATGGATATGTACCAATTTCAAATAGTGTTCTATCTGTATTAAGAATATTCAATTTTGGTGGTGCATCTACTACGGGATCTGGAAATCCCAATAATTTATTTGATCTACAATATCAATTTAGAATGAACGATATGTATAATCTGTTGTCGGCAGATATGACATACTATTCAATGATTCAAACCCATCTTTCCACTCTTGATAATTTACTAGTTGCCGCTAGACAGATCAGATGGAATAGAAAAACAGATAGACTTTATATAGACACAGATTGGGATCAAACTTTTGACATAGGTGATTGGATAGTTGCAGAAGCGTATGCAGTTTTAGATCCAGCGACTTACACAGAAATCTATGATGACATGTTTTTAAAGAGATATTGTACTGCCCTCATTAAAAGACAATGGGGTGAAAACATGAAGAAGTTTGGAGGAATTACATTACCGGGTGGTGTAACACTCAATGGCGATCAAGTATATCAGGAAGCATTTGCAGAAATACAACAAATAGAAGAAGAAGCACAAATAAAATATGAATTACCTCCTTCTATGATGATAGGATAATATTGTGGCGACTAATTTTTATTTTCAGTCAGGTAATACCTCAGGAACTACATCTGAGCAACGCTTAGTAGAAGACCTCGTTCTTGAAAGTATAAAGATATATGGACATGATGTATGGTATATGCCCAGAACTCTAGTTAATAGAGATACTATATTTGACGAAGATACTCTTTCAAAATTTACGCAAGCATATCCATTAGAGATGTATATGGAGAATGTTGATGGCTACGAGGGTGAAGGAGAAATATTTACTAGATTCGGCTTAGAGATAAGAGATCAAGTTACCTTTGTTCTCTCTAGGAGACGATGGGAAGAGATGGTACAGGTATCTGGTGGTACTTTTATGCAGTCTGGGTCTAGACCATTAGAAGGTGACCTACTGTATTTTCCAAAGACTAAATCTATATTTGAAATTAAATATGTAGAATTTCAAGACCCCTTCTATCAACTTGGTAAGATTTATGTATTCAGAATGCGGTGTGAATTGTTTGAATACGCTTCAGAACAACTTGATACCGGAGTTACAGACATTGATGCTATTGAAACCGATAATAGTCTTGATACATTGTTATATCAGGTACAACTTGAATCAGGAGACATCTTTAAACTGGAAGATAGTTCTTCACTAATATTAGAATCATTCGCTACACAGAAATCAAATCAAGGATCAGATACCGCTGACTTCTTAACATATAATGATTTAAGTGATATTTTAGATTTCTCTGAGGGGAATCCATTTGGTGAGTTAGGAGATTAATAATGTTTAGAGATAAGACCTTTTATCACCAAACAACAAAGAAGGCTATTGTTGCCTTTGGAATGATATTTAATAATATTATTATCAATAGAACAAATTCATCTGGTGTAACTACACAGAGCATTCGTGTTCCATTAGCGTATTCTCCAAAGCAAAGATTCTTGGCTCGTATTGAACAAATACCTTCAATAGAAAGTCGTGGTGAGGTAGCATTGACTTTACCTCGCATGGGTTTTGAGATAACTGGATTTCAATATGATCCAGAAAGAAAGATATCTCCTATACAAAAGAATAGAAATTTGCCGTCTTCTGGATCAACACAATATAAAACATCATTTGTTTCTACACCCTATGATTTAACGATTCAGTTATATGCTTTTGCTAAAAATCAAGAAGATGCATTACAGATTTCTGAGCAGATAATGCCTTACTTTAATCCAGATTTTAATGTCACAGTTAATGATCTTCCTGAAATGGGAATTAAAAGAGACATCAAAATAATTTTAGATGGTATATCTTATGAAGATCAATATGAAGGAGATTATGACACTAGAAGAAGTATTGTGTGGACTTTCAATTTTACTATGAAATTGAATTACTATGGTTTTGTTGCTGATCAAGACTATATAAGAAAATCTATAGCATCTGTATTCAATAGCCAAGACTTGGCTACTACTAAAGGAGAATACACTAAGCAGACACATGAGATTGCAAACACTAAAGCAACTGCTACTGCTACTATCAGTGGTGATGCTGTCAACGCTATTGCACTCACATATGTTGGTGATAACTATACATATGCACCCAATGTTACATTTACTGGTGGTGGAGGAAGTGGAGCCACTGCAACTGCTGTTATGGATGGAACTAAATTAACACGAATAGATATTGATAGTGGTGGTTCTGGATACACTTCTGCGCCAACTGTAGTTATCGAGGGTCCAGAAGGACATGTAGACTCACCGGGTCCTAATGATCCATTTAGATTTATTGAACAATTTGAACAAACATTTGAGTAATGATGATGAAGAATAAAGTATTTGATGCACTGGATAAAACATTCCAGACTGCAAAGACGGAGACTCAAGAAGTTAAACTTCCTGCTATTAAGGATGATAGTGGTAATAAAATCGAAACTGATTTTGAAGAGGCTCGTCAAGCATTAAAAAGATCGCAAGGTTATAATGAAGAAGCAATTCAAGGTATTCTTGCTATAGCCCAGAACAGCGATAATCCAAGAGCATACGAAGTTGCGGGACAGTTAATTAAAAACATGTCTGAGGGCGCGAAAGATGCTATGGAAATTCAAGATAAAAAACAAAGAATAGATAAAGTTTTTAACCCCGATCAAGGACCAGTTACAAATAATAATCTTTTTGTTGGCAGTACTTCAGAGTTATTGAAGATGCTTAACAAAGATACAGAAGAAGAGAAGAAAATAATTGAGCATGACTAATACTGTTTTTGAAACATCATATCATGGTAATCCCAATCTAAAGCCTGTAGGCTATAAGCACGATTTTACTAAAGAGCAGATAAAGGAATATCTAAAGTGTAAAGATGATGTAATTTACTTTATAGAAAATTACTGTCATATCATTACGCTGGATCAAGGATTGCAAAAATTTAAGTTGTATGATTGTCAAAAAAGAAAAGTTGACTTTATCATGGGAGAGCGTAAAGCAATTCTTATGGAAGGCAGACAACAAGGAAAGACTGTTACTGCCGCGGCATGCATTTTACATTACACGATTTTCAATGATGATAAAACTGTTGCAATTATGGCAAACAAAACTGCGGCTGCCAGAGAAGTGATGTCAAGATATCAGATCATGTATGAAAACTTACCTGTATGGATGCAACAAGGTGTTAAGACATGGAACAAGGGTAATGTTGATTTAGAGAATAATTCAGTAGTATTCACCTCAGCAACAACTGCCTCTGGTATTCGAGGTAAATCTGTAAACTGGCTGTATATTGATGAGGCAGCCATCATACCAAACAATATAGCAGAAGATTTTTTCGCATCTGTATATCCTACTATCTCTGCTGGCGAGACAACAAAGATTCTTCTCACATCTACACCGCTTGGATATAATCATTTCTGGAAATTCTGGAACGAAGCAGAGAAGGGTACGAATGGATTTAAAAATATGTTCATTCATTATACTGAAATTCCAGGTAGAGATGAAAAATGGGCAGAAGAACAATTCAGATTACTAGGAGAATTGAAGTACAATCAGGAAGTATTATGTGAATTTTTAGGATCATCTAATACTTTGATTAACTCTAAAACATTGAGTGTTATGTCTTCAGTGGATCCCATATATACTAAAGATAATCTAGATATATACGAAGAACCACAAGAGAATAAATACTATGTGATAGTCGCCGACACATCGAGAGGTGTTGGAGGAGATTATTCGGCATTTGTGTTAATTGATATAACAGAGGTGCCATTTAGACTTGTAGGTAAATATAGGGAAAATAAAATATCACCCCTATTATATCCTAATATAATTGAAAAAGTAGCAACTGACTTTAATAATGCATATGTTTTGACAGAAACTAATGATATTGGACAACAGGTAGTAGATATATTACATCAAGAATTGGAATATGAAAATATTTTCAGTACCGTTCAAGATAGAAACAAACAATATATTTCTCCTGGATTTGGTAAAACAACTAGATTGGGTGTAAAGACATCTAAGGCTGTAAAAAGACAAGGATGTTTTGCTTTAAAGTCATTGTTAGAAGAAAAGAAACTATTATTATTTGATGCTGAGTGTATATCTGAATTATCCACCTTTGTTGAGAAGAGTGGAACTTTTGTGGCTGATGAAGGTTATCATGATGATTTAGCAATGTGTTTGGTATTATTTGGTTGGGTATCAACCAATGTATTTTTTAGAGATTTGACAGATGTTAATATAAGAGAAGAGTTGTACAATTCGCAGATGAGTTCGATATCTTCTAATTTAACACCTTTTGGTATAATCGATACAGGACAAGAGCCTGAAGTATTTGTTGAAAATGGTGATGCGTGGGTATGGGTAGATCATGAGAAAACGGGATTATTATAAATAATTCAGACGAAAGACTTAGTAACACTATAATAATTTAACATCGAGGAGATCAACATGGCTTTCCAGCTATCACCAGGAGTTCTGATACAAGAACAAGACCTTACAAATGTTGTTCCCGCTGTCGCCACGACCATAGGTGGCATATGTGGAGACTTTGAGTGGGGTCCTGCACATGAAATTGTGTCTGTAGACTCAGAAAATAATCTAGTAGATCGGTTCGGTAAGCCAAGACTTAGCGAATACGAAGACTTCATGACCGCGGGATCATTCCTAGCATATGGGTCAAATTGTCTTACGGTTAGAGAGGTCGGTTCATCCGCCTTAAACGCTACTTCAGACGGTTCAGGACTATTAATAAAAAATAAAAGCATATATGACGAAAGTTATTCTGGTGGAGAAGCATCAAAAGGATGTTGGGCAGCCAGATATGCTGGCACAAAGGGTAATTCATTAAAAGTCTCTATGGCAGACTTTACATCGTGGAATTCAACTTCAGTTAAATCTGTAACAATAACTAATGCAGGATCTGGATATAGTTCACAACCAACTCTTGCCTTTGCAGCCGCACCAGCTGGTGGACAAACTGCCACAGGAACTGCTGTAGCCGGCGGTGGTGTCATAACATCGATTGTTGTAACTTTTGGGGGATATGGATATGCTTCTGCTCCTGCTGTAACAATTAGTGGTGGGGGAGGCTCTTCTGGAGCCGGTACTGCTGTTCTAAATACAGACTGGGCATATAAAAGCGAATTCGATAATGCACCCGCAAATACTCAATGGTCTGCTGACAAATCAGCACAACTAGACGAACTTCATGTTATTGTCGTTGACGAAGATGGAGCATTCACTGGAGTTGCAGGAACAGTTTTAGAAAAATTCGCAGGGGTATCAAAAGCATCTGACGCCAAAGATGATGTAAATCAATCAAATTACTACAAAGATGTAATTAATAATAGATCGAAGTACATTCATTGGTTAGATCATCCTACTGCTGGTACTAATTGGGGTACAGCAACAGACGCTACTGCAGGCGGTACAGTATACGAAACTCTTGAAGGCGGTCACGCAGATTTAGAAGTATCTTTAGCCGGTGGAGCAGATGATTCACCCGCAACTGCTGATCTTCAATCAGGATATTTACTGTTTGCAAATGATGAATTAGTTGATGTGTCATTATTAATGGCTTCATCACATCTCGCCGCTGTTGGAGATTACATTATCGATAATGTTACCGACATCAGGAAAGACTGTTTAGTATTCATTTCACCGCAAAGAGCATCCGTAGTCAACCAAGAAGGTAGTGAAGCAACTAATATTGTTGCAGAACTTACTGCTGGCAATTATACAAGATCATCATTCGCTGTCTTAGATAGTGGTTGGAAGTACGCATATGACAAGTACAATGATCGTTATGTATATGTTCCCTTGAATGGAGACATTGCTGGTACTTGTGTTGTAGCAGATTTACGAAACGATCCTTGGTTCTCTCCTGCAGGATATAATCGGGGCGCAATTAAGAATGCAATAAAATTAGCATGGTCACCTAGAAAAACAGAACGAGATACATTGTATAAGAATGGTATTAATCCAGTTGTTGGATTCCCAGGGTCAGGTATTGTTCTTTTCGGTGATAAGACATTACTCGACAAAGATTCTGCATTTAACAGAATCAATGTACGAAGACTGTTTGTAGTATTAGAGAAAGCAATCTCTACTGCCGCTAAATTTCAGTTGTTTGAATTCAACGATGCATTTACAAGAGCCCAGTTTAGATCGCTCACAGAGCCTTTCTTGAGAGATGTACAGGGTCGTAGGGGCATATATGATTTCCGAGTTGTTTGTGATGAAACGAACAACACAGCGGCAGTCATTGATGCAAACGAATTCAGAGCAGATATCTTTGTCAAACCTGCGAAGTCAATTAACTTTATTACATTGACATTTGTAGCGACAAGAACTGGTATCTCTTTTGAAGAACTTGGTGCCTAACCTAATATAAATAGAATATTCGAGGAGAAAAAACGAAATGAATATTGAAGAATTTAAAGCAAGGCTAGGCGCAGGTGGAGCCAGACCCAATCAATTCAGAGTTTCCTTAGCGTTTCCGAGTTTTGTAACCGGGGTTGACACTTCAATGAGCCTACTAGTCACAGGAGCGGCATTACCCGCTTCTAATGTGAATCCAGCGATTATCCAATATAGGGGTCGTGAAGTTAAACTAGCAGGCGAAAGAATATTTGATCCGTGGACAATCACGGTAGTCAACGATTCTGAATTCTCTCTGCGCCGTCCTTTCGAGGAATGGATGAATGGTCTGAATGATAGGAATAATAACGAAGGTATTCTCACACCTAGAGAATATCAAGCAGACATTACTGTTGAACATCTTGACAGAAATGACGAAGTTTTACAGGGTGGGCGTTACACTCTAAGAAACTCTTTCCCTATTCAGATGTCTGAAATAGCATTACAATACGCACAAAACGATATTTTTGAAGAATTTACTGTGACATTTCAATACACACACTACGATGTAGTGTAGTATTTTTTAGGATAATATAATATGGAATTATTTGGCTTTGAAATAAAAAGGAAGAAGCCGGGACAAGGTGAAAAAAGTTTTGTTGCCCCGGATTCTGGAGGCGCTTTAGAAAGCATTAATGCGGGCGGTTACTTTGGCACTTACTTTGATGTTGAGGGTGTAGCCGCTACTGAAGCAGAATTGATCAAGAGATATCGTGACACTTCAATGATGGCAGATGTGGATTCTGCTATTGAAGATATTGTTAATGATAGCATATCAAACACCGATGACGAAAAACCCCTAGCAATATGCTTAGACGATCTTAAAGTCTCTGCTAATATCAAGAAGTCTATCGAACAAGAATACGATAATGTAATGCGCCTTATGGATTTTAACGATAAGGCACAGGATTACTATAAGCGTTGGTATGTTGATGGTCGTATATACTTCCATAAAGTCATTGATCTACAGAAGCCAAAAGACGGGATAAAAGATATTCGTTATATCGATCCCAGAAAAATCAAGAAAGTTCGGGAAGTAAAAAGAGAGAAGACTGGTAAAGGTGGTATTGATGTCATCAAAGAGATCAATGAATACTTTATCTATGATGATAAAGGTATAAAACAAAAAGCAGGTAATTATACTCCAGCAAATGCTAATGATAAAGCAATAAAGATATCAAAAGATGCTATTGCGTATTGTCCTTCTGGTTTAGTAGATCAAGATAAAAATATACCACTGTCGTATTTACACAAAGCAATAAGACCTGCAAATCAATTAAGAATGATGGAAAATGCGGTAGTAATATATCGTATTACACGGGCTCCAGAAAGAAGAATCTTTTATATAGATGTTGGTAACTTACCTACGGGTAAAGCAGAACAATATCTAAAAGATATAATGGAGAGATATCGTAATAAACTAGTCTATGATGCTAGTACAGGTGAAATTAGAGATGATAAAAAGTTCATGTCAATGCTTGAAGACTTCTGGTTACCACGAAAAGAAGGTGGTAGAGGAACAGAGATTCAAACATTACCGGGTGGAGATAATCTAGGTCAAATTGAAGATGTTGTATATTTCCAAAGAAAACTATATCAATCACTAAATGTTCCTGTTTCAAGATTAGAGCAACAAGCGGGATTAAACTTCGGTCGATCTGCTGAAATAACTAGAGATGAATTGAAATTTACAAAGTTCATTGCTAAGTTGCGTAGAAAGTTCGCAATACTTATTGACGATCTTCTAAGAACCCAGTTAATACTTAAAGGTGTTATCAACGAACAAGACTGGGATGAAATGAGAGAAGACATCCGTTATATATTTGCTTCAGATGTTTACTATACTGAATCAAAAGAACAAGAAATTTTAAGAAGCAGAATAGAAGTATTAAATGGTGTTGCTCCATATGTTGGTCAAATGTTCAGTAAGAGTTATGTTCAGAAGAAAATTCTTAGATTGTCTGATGAAGAGATTGCTGAAATTGATAGTGAAATCGATAACCCAGAAGACCATCGTATAGGAGATGACGCCTGGGATCAAAATGAAGGACAATAGACATGTCCCAGGAAGAATTTGCAAATCAATTTAAAACTGGTATATCTTCTGCATTTTTAAGCGGTGCAAAATATCCAGACAATACGGGTGGTATTTCAGAAGAACTTTTTGATGGTGCTATTGCCACTGACAAAAACGCTACTAAATCTGCCGCACATACTGCTATTGATGGACTAATATCCAGTCTCGGTTCTATATCTGACACCAATACCGAAACTGATCCCACAGAAGCAAACGATGAGCAATCAAAATTTTCTGAGGGTAAGGGTGTTGCTATAACAAAATTCAACGCTGACTATGGATCAACTGCACCCTATTCTGGAACTTATACATGGATAGATGCGGCACCAAAACGAATTGGTGGAAGTGCTAGTATAACAGATGCAAGTTTCTTTGATAGATGGTCAACTAGACTATATCAAGGATTACATGCGTACTTATATTCAACATATCATGGAAGTGATTATGCATATGGTGGTTCTGATTATCCTGCATCATCAAATGATACTGAATATGCTATCAAGAATCCAGAAGTTGAAGCAGAAGCACTCACATTAATTCGCACCAATGAACCATCTCACTTTTATGATGGAACAAACACAGACAATTTTACAGAATTTGATCCTGATGTAGTTATTCCAACAGATACAAAATTATATTTACCAAGCGACTCGGGTGGTATTTCTAATCCTGTAAGAACTCACAATTTAAGTGATCAGTATTTACTTGTTCAACCCGGTACAATTACTTCTATACCAGTTGCGACTGGTCGTGACGGATTTCAAAGAGGAAGATTTGAAATATCAAAAACTAATGCAGTCACTACTGCCCCATGGCCATGGATATGTTGGTTTTCAACAACGCCTGGTGATAGAACACAATTAACAACTATATTATCTATTAGAGAAAGTGCTATATGGCCCGAGGGAAGTAGAACAAGTCAGGGAACTGCACCCGCTGGACAAGTATTTGCATTATATACGCATCATCAATACGAAGAAGGTTGGAGAACCCATAGAGAATGGGCAACATATGATATCAAAGATAAAGATGGTGCTCTTATTCCATATTGGAATTATTGTAGGTTGGAACCTTCTACTAGATATTATCTAAATTTTATGTCATGGGATCATGTGCAAGGAGATACGAATTCTATTCAGCATGAAATGATTCCAGGACAAGAATTTAAAGAGGGAACTCGCCCAGAAAAAGGCGACTACTGGAAAAGAACACAGGGATATAGATTTGTCACAAAATTGGGTTCTAATCCAAATGCATTACGAACAACCCAATCTGTCACAGCGACCAATGATCATATATTAATGCATGATGTTGGACTTACACAAAATGCTAGTCTTTCACCCACAATATCTTCTGATGGATTTCTAAGCGAACCGTATGTGGGACAGTTTACATCTGCACAGGGTAAATGCTCATATATTCCAATAGATACTACAGATAAGACTGGTACTGCATGGAGAGCCGTTATAGAAGCAGACACAGCATTAAATAATGGCAATAGTACAGATCCCCTTATGGGAATGTGGATTTCAGAAACACCGGGAGATGCACCGATAGGTACTGGTAAAAAAGCACATAGGGCTACTACATTAACGGGCAATTATGGAGTTGTAACCTACTCTATTTTAGATGAAGCAAATGTCAAACATGTAAAAAAAGATGATGAAACTGCTGGTGCAACTGATAGTGGTGCTAGTGCAGGTGGTAATGAGATAATGACTGCACAAGAAATTAGTACTGCTGGAGGATTAGTACAGACATTCTTCTTGGGAACATCTACTAACAATAGAGTTATGTGTGTCAAAATTGTCACTCCTCCAGCGACTGCTGATAGAACAAGTTTTAGATTAGAATTAGATATAGAAGGCGCCACATTTGGTGGTACAAGTAATTTACATTGGATATCAGTTAATCCAAATGGATCTTTAAGTGATTTTGTTTCTGGACAAGGTGCAATTTCTAGATATACAAGTGGTAAATCTCACTTCACTTTTTATGGAACATCTAATGATGAATCAACATCGGACACCCTATTGCAAAATAATGCTGTTCAGTTGAGTATGGGGAAAACATATTATATAAATATAATCAATGCTACAGATGTATCATCTCAATCGGCATTAGGAAATATTACCGCAGTCTCTGGCGCTTCAGTTGGTAGACATAAATTTTCTGCGGTGTGGAGCGTGTTGAATGATGGAGCCTTGCAAAGTTCTACTCTCAGTACAAGAGATTCGTTTCACGATTATGAACTAATTGCTGGTAGGCGATATTATTTAAACATGATGCATCTTGAAGTTGGCACTGGACACAATTATGCGAAATATGGAAAGAATTATTTTCTGTATAACCCATATAATAGATTAGATGCAAGTGAAGGTCCAGAAATATTCAGTCTGTTACACTGGACAGATAATGGTTTGTATGATGATGGATACCCAGTTAGTGGTAATGCAGGACAATTTATTGGTATATCTGCCCGTAATCCTGTAGTACGAAGTCATACAATGTATGGTACAAAATTTGCAGATCGTAACGAGGTTCGTTTATCTGCACTTTAGTGAGTTAAAGTAAGGAGAATATAATGTCAGAAGTAGAACAAGAACAAGAAGTGGAAGTAACTGATGAAGTTGGTTCACAAGACCAGATTAGAAATATGATGGATAAGTGGGCTGATGGAGATGTTGCAGGTGCACAAGATGAATTTAATGCTATCGTAGGATCAAAAGCAGATGCTTTAGTTCAAGGGCGGAGAGAGGAAATGGCAAACACAGTATTCAATGATAATGACCCTAAACCAGATGAAAGATTGGTGCCGCAACCAGCGCCTGAAAATGAACCTATTCCAAAAGAAAGAGAAGAAGAAGAGCCTGCTGAAGAAGAGGCTACAGAAGAACAAGAACAAGAACAAGAGTCAGACGAAGAATCGTCTGATGAGTCATCAAATTAATTAATAGGAAGAAGCAATGGCAGTCACAGTAGATGTTTTGAAACTAACTCAAACTCAAGGAGTTGTCGCAGTTCGGGGAACAGCCGCTACTGGGACAGTCACTTTAGCAACAACACTAAAGAAATCATCGGAGACTCAATCTTCTCCTAAAGCAAACATAAAAGCAATTCACTGGACATTGTCTAGTGGTGCTAGTGCAAAAGTACAGCGAAATTCAAAGGTACTCTATGAATTACAAGTCGAGGGACATCGTGATTTTTATGGATTTTCTGACAACGATGAGAACGACCAAAATGTAGAAGTTGTTATCGCTGGCGGATCTGGTGGAACAGTTATTTTAGAACTTGCTAAAGTTTCTGGATATGGCTCTCAGCAACATCAAGGCGCAGATGGGAGTCTAGGATAATGAAAATCATTAGAGAATTGACAGAAGATGTCCAATATATCGTAGAAGAAAAGGATGGTAAGAAAAATCTCTACATAGAGGGCGTTTTCTTACAATCTGATCTGAAAAACAGGAACGGTAGATTATATCCTAAAGAGATCATGCAAAGAGAAGTTGTACGATATCACAAAGAACAAATAGATACAAAGAGAGCAATGGGAGAACTTGGACACCCAGAAGGTCCTAATATCAATCTAGATCGTGTATCACATATGATCACTTCTTTGAAAGAAGATGGTCCTAACTGGATTGGTAGAGCAAAAATATTAGATACACCCATGGGTAGAATAGCGAAAAGTCTTATTGAAGAAGGCGCACAACTTGGCGTCAGTTCACGAGGACTTGGTAGTCTAAAAGAAAGAAACGGAATCAATGAAGTTCAAGACGATTTTGTTTTATCTACTGCCGCTGATATAGTTTCAGATCCTTCAGCACCAGATGCTTTTGTTAATGGTATTATGGAGAGTCGAGAATGGGTTATCGTTGATGGTGTGTGGCATGAAAGAGAAATGGCTCAGGCACAAGCGATTATCAGTAAAGCGAATCGTGGTGAACTGGAAGAGGCAAAGATGCAAGTCTTCAATTCTTTCATGGATAAACTATCAAAAATCTAATTTTGTATAAATAATTATCAGCAAACGAAATCTCAAGGAGACTAAAGATGGCAATCGAAAGCAAAATCAGAGAACTACTCTCTAAGAGCCGCGAAGTAGAAGCGGAACTTAATGAGGAAGTTACCGAACTGGATGAGAAGACAGCGGCTGCAAGACCACTTGATAAAGATCAAGGCGATGCATCCAATCCTACTCAAGGTTCATCCAATCCTAACCCAGAACAACAAGACTTATCTGGAACTGGAGACGATAAAGGCGGACTAACCTCACCTGTTGGTAAGGCAGCGGCCGCTAAAGCAGGAAGTGCAACTGCACCTCAAACTACTGGTGCTGGAAAGGCTCCTAATTTTACAGATCAAACAGGTAGCGAAACTGTTGTAGCACAATCATCTTCTAAGGGCAATGTTGCTCAAGAAGAAACAGAAGAAGATGAAGATCAAGAAGTTGTTGCAGAGGACGAAACTTCTGAAGAAGAAGTGGAAGTTGTTGCAGAAGACGAAACTTCTGAAGATGTAGTTGTTCCAACAGAAGAAGAAGCCGAAGAAGAAACACTGTTTGAAAACGACATTCAAAATCTTTTCGCTGATGAGGAACACCTCTCAGAAGACTTCAAAGTTAAGGCGGCACAATTATTTGAGGCAGTTGTTACAGCCCGAGTAGCCAACGAGATGGAGAAAATCGAAAAAGAACTGGCTGAAGAAGCCGATATCCAGAAAGAGACATATAAAGAGGAAATGGTACAAAAGATTGACCAGTACCTCAACTATGTTGCAGAAAACTGGATGAAAGAAAATGAACTTGCTATTGAGCGTGGTTTAAGAACTGAAATCACAGAAGACTTTATCAAAGGCATGAAGACTCTTTTCGCAGAGCATTACATTGATGTACCACAAGACAAATATGATGTGCTTGGCGAGATGCAGGACGAAATTGAGAATCTGAAGAAGAAACTTAATGAGTCTGTTGAAGAGAAGATTTCTATCACTAATGACAAGATATCTTTACAGAGATCAAAAGTTGTTGCAGAGCAAACAGAAGATTTGACTGCTACTGAGAAAGAAAAACTTGAATCTCTAATCGAAGACATCGAATTTGGTAGTGAAGAGATTTTCGCTGAGAAGGTTGCAGTTATCAAGGAAAACTATTTCCCGAAACAACAGGCTGCATCATCTTCTGACGATAAACTTGAAGACACTGTTGCACCAGAATTTATTGAAGAATCAGGTTCAATCAGTCGTTACGCTCAAGCGATTACGAAATCCGTTAGAAAATAATTGTATTATAAATAATTGTTAAACAAAAGACCTTAATAAGGAGAAAACTAAAATGTATCTTTCTGAACAAATCCAAGAGAAATGGGCACCTGTTCTCGACCACAGCGATTTGGGTGAAATCAAGGATCCCTATCGTAAAGCCGTAACAGCCGTTGTTCTTGAAAACCAAGAGAAAGCACTCCGCGAGGAGAAGGCTGCTCTATTTGAAGCAACTCACGCTAACCAAACTGGATCAAATGTTGATAACTATGATCCTATTCTGATTAGCCTGGTTCGCCGAGCATTACCTAACCTCATGGCATACGATGTATGTGGTGTTCAGCCAATGACTGGACCTACTGGACTCATCTTTGCTATGAAATCCCATTACACTTCACAATCAGGAACAGAAGCCCTGTTTAATGAAGCAGACACCGACTTTGCTGGTGCTGGTACTCACGCTGGATCAAACCCAGTTGACGGTACTTTCACAACTGGTACTGGCGTTGCTACTGCTACTGCTGAAGGTTTCGGTGATGGAACGACCCTTAATCAGATGGCTTTCTCAATCGAGAAGACAACTGTTACTGCTAAGTCAAGGGCGTTAAAAGCAGAATACACTGTTGAACTTGCACAAGATTTGAAAGCAGTTCACGGTCTTGACGCAGAATCAGAATTATCAAACATTCTGTCTCAAGAAATTCTTGCTGAAATCAACCGAGAAGTTATTCGTACAATCTACAAAGTTGCTAAGACTGGCGCATCATCAACTGCTACTGCCGGTACTTTTGACCTTGATGTCGATTCAAACGGCAGATGGTCAGTTGAGCGATTCAAAGGCTTACTCTTCAACATTGAAAGAGATGCTAATGTCATTGCTCAAGATACTCGTAGAGGAAAAGGTAACTTCATCATCTGTTCTTCAGATGTAGCCTCTGCACTTTCAATGGCTGGTGTTCTTGACTATGCACCTGCACTTCAGACTAATCTGGATGTAGATGACACAGGAAACACTTTCGCAGGAACTCTTAACGGTCGCTACAAAGTATTTGTTGATCCATATTCAGCAAACACTGGCGCCGCTTCACAGTTCTATGTATGTGGCTATAAAGGAACATCTGCATATGATGCAGGCCTTTTCTACTGCCCATATGTACCTCTGCAAATGGTTCGTGCAATCGATCCGTCCACTTTCCAACCTAAGATTGGATTCAAGACTCGGTACGGCATGATTGCTAACCCATATGTTACACAATCTGATGGTACTACAGACGCGGCAACATTTACTGCTGACCGTAATCAGTACTACCGTTCAGTTAAAGTAACGAATCTTATGTAATAATAAGAAGAGTTCTTTTAAGAACCTTGAGGGGAGATCATCGATCTCCCCTTTTTTTTGTCTTATAAATAATAGCATGAAAGGAGAAATGAATGGCTTATGATCCAATAGTTGAAGTTACTGAGGGAACTTATGCGGCTACTAATCCGTCTGAGTTGGACTATC